CGCTCAGCGTCTACCTAAGGCCGTCGAGGGTGCGCGGCCGGGGCCTGATGGGGTCCGACCTCTCGGCGCTGGAGCTGATCACCGGGGACTCGATCCGGCCGATGGTGGATCTGCACGGATCGCGCCCGTCGCCTCCCTCGGTGGCCTTCCAGCAGTACCTGTTCGGCGTTCCCCGCTCGGACCTGATGTCCATCATGCTCGGCGCTGACCTGCCCGATGACATGAAGGGGACGCAGGTCCACGAGTACCGGGGTGACCAGCTTCTCTACCTGCCGTACACACGGGCGACCGATAGCCCCTACGGATTCCCGCCCGTTGAGCAGGCGCTCGTGCCGGTGATGTCAGGGCTGTCGAAGCAGGGCTACCAGCTCGACTTCTTCCGCGAGGGTTCCGTGCCGGCGGTGTACATCTCGCCCGGCGACCAGGCAATGACCGCCTCGCAAGTCGCCGAGCTTCAGGTGGCCCTCAACGTGATCGCGGGCGACGTCGGGTTCAAGCACAAGATCATCGTCCTGCCGCCCGGCAGCAAGCCCTATCCGCAGAAAGACCCGCAGCTAGCGGACCAGTTCGACCAGGTGGTCTCCACCGAGGTCGCGATGGCATTCATGGTCCAGCCGACCGAGCTGGGCCTCATGCCGCAGGTCGCCACCGTGCAGTCGCCGAGCGCCGTGAACCAGGTGGCCAAGAGCAACAACGCGACCCACCAGCGCAAGTCCCTGGTCCCCATGCTGCAGTGGCTCAAGCAGGGCCTGCTGGACAAGGTGATCCAGGAAGCCGCGGGCCAGCCCGACATGCAGTTCATGTTCGCGGGCCTGGAGGAGGACGAGGACGAGGTCGCGCTGACCAACATGCTGGTCGCGCAGATCGGCGGCGGCCTTGCCAGCGTGGACGAGGCGCGGGCCGACATCGGCCGTGACCCGTGGGGCCTGCCGGTCACCCAGGACCCTCTGTGGGCAAGCGCCAACGGGGTCATGCTCCTGGGGTCGGTGGATCCGGTCACGGGCCAGCCGGCGGGGCAGCAGGCGGCGCTCCCGTCGCCGGGCACGGTGCTGGGGGCACCGGACCCGTCGAACCCTGCGGTGGGCGGGAACGGGCAGGTGAACCCGAAGCCGGCGCTGGCGCAGGGGCACATGCCGGGCACCACGCACGTCCCCCCGGCGCAGCCGCAGCGGGACCAGACTCCCTCGCACTCGGCGGCGATCAGCGGCGCGGCGGAGGCGGCGGCGCATGTCGCGGGGTCCAGCTCCAAGGCGGCCCTGTCGGAACTGGACGCGCTGGGCCGCCATGTCCGCAAGGGCCGTGACCCGGCCACCTGGCAGCCTGTCCACATCCCCGGCGCGGTCATGGCGATGATCTGCGAGGACGTGACCAAGAGCATAGGCATTGCCGAAGTTCTCGCCGAGGCGAGGCGCGCACTCCCAAAAGCTAGCGCCGCCACTGGCGGCCAGCAGCGGCAAGCCTGGCTCGCGTGGGAGCACGACCTGCAGCTAGCGGCGAAGTACGAGGCCCAGATCGGTGCCGCGTTCGCCTCGGTGATGGCCGAGGCCGGGAAGATGTTCGCCGCGTTCCTGGCCGGCACCCTCCCCGTTACTGCCGCGGTCCTCGCCAGCATGATCGCGGACCTGATCCAGAAGCGCCTCGCGCTGATCCTGGCCCCCCTGCACGCGGAGGGGCAGGAACTGGGCCGGGCGGCGGCCATGCAGGCGGCAGGGGCGACACCGCGCCAGCAGCAGGGCATCAGCGAGGCCCGGCAGGCGGACACGTCCCAGATCGCCCAGCAGGCCGCGGTACGGCAGATGTCCGGCACGGGCATGGCGGGGCTCGTGGCGGCGATCACGAAGGCGCTGCTGGCCGGGGGCGTGACGGTAGGGGTGCTGCTGGCGCTGCTGGAAGCGTTCCTGAACGCGGAGAACCGTGCCGGGCTCATCGCCCTGACCGAGATCGAGAAGGCGATAGCGGACGGCGCCTTCGGGGTCTACACGCAGCTAGGCGTGAATTACTGGTCCTGGATCACCGACCCGGAATCGGATCGCTGCGCCCGCTGCCTCGCCAACCAGGCGGCCGGGCCGCAGCCGGTCGGCTCCATCTGGGTCGCAACGGGGACCACGTCCACCCCGGGGCATCCGCTGTGCCGTTGTCATATGCAGCCCTCGAAGCCGCCCGCTCAGGGCGCGATAACGCCCGTGCCGGGCGCGGCTAAGTCGGCGCGGGAGCGGCCGGTCACGGATCAGCACTCTTCGCCCGTTGCCGGGCTGGCCCCTCGCGGCTCTTACCTAGTGCCAGGCTCCCGTCCGCAGATTACCAAGGCAGGCAAGCCCTGGAAGCACCCGGACACGTCCCTCCCTGTCGCCGATCGCGTCTACGCGCAACTCGCGGAGGACTACCCGCCAGAGGCCATCGAGTGGGTAAGGCACGCCCGGTGGGAAGGCCCGGCGCTGGTGAAGACCGCCAGCATCGACATGTCCGGCAAGGGCCGCTGGGCGGCCGGCCACGAGGCCGCCAAGGTTGAGCGCTTCAGGCTCAGGATTGCTAAGCGCCGGGCATCAGGCAAGCCGGTCAAGCCCGTGGTGCTCGTCAAGACGCCGGAGGATGCTAAGCGGATCGTGGTCGACGGCCATCACCGGACGATCGCCGGCAGTGAGCTTCCCGGCGCGCAGATCGAGGCGTACACGGGCTACGTGGACGCGGAGACCGGGCCGTGGGATGAGACCCACGCCTCGCAGTTCAGTGACCGGAAACCAGGTGCCGGCGACGACGGGGCCGCGAAGAACTTCACGGCGGCGAACCTGGGCGACGGCTCGGTTCACGGCCTCGCGCCGTACGACCTGCGCGGCCAGGAAGCACCTCCGATCGCCGCCGGGCTCGTAGTGCTCGCCGCCGACACCGGCCGCGTCCTGATGCTGCAGCGGGCCGTCGCTGAAAATGACCCGGCCGCGGGGTACTGGGAGTTGCCCGGCGGTCACATCGACGCGGGCGAGCGCGCGGAGGAGTCGGCACGGCGCGAGTGGGCCGAGGAGACCGGCTGCCCCGTCCCGGACGGCACGATCACCGGCGGCTGGACCTGCCGCTCAGGGGTCTACCAGGGCTTTGTCCTCACCATCGCATCCGAGGACCTGGTCCCGGTGCACGAGGGCCGGGACCAGGTCATCAACCCGGACGACCCGGACGGTGACCAGGTGGAGGCCATTGCCTGGTGGGACGTGAAGCAGCAGCTACCGGGCAACCCGGCGGTGCGGCCGGAACTCCTCGCGGACCTCGATCTGCTGCTGGGCGCGCTCGCGGGCTCTGGCGCATGACGGGCAGGCGGTGAGCCGTGGCCTACCAGTCCACCGTCCCTCAGTACACCCTCAGCATGCCGGCGGGGTCGGTGCAGGAACTGGCGTGCACCTTCATCGACAACGGTCCCGCCGTCGTAACGCCGTGGCCGATCACCGGCTTCACCTGGGAGTACGTGGTCCGGGAGTCGGCCGCTCCGGGCGCGGCGCTGGTGTTCGAGATCACCACGACCGTCAGCGTGTCCGGGCTGATCACGATCACCGATACTGCGTCGGTGTCGCAGGCGCTGCTGTCCGTCTACCCGGCGGCCACGTCGTCCCTGACGCCGGGAACGTACTTCCACGCGCTGTGGAGCAACCCCGGCCTTGACAGCGCGTACTCGTGGTTTTCCGGGGCGCTGTTGGTGAATGGCAATCCTCAGCCCTGAGGGAGGGTGAATGAGCACTCCCTACAGCGCTTCCATCATCGTCGCCCCGGCGGGGAACGGGCAGGCCGGGGTAACGATCTCGCCGGGGGGACTGCCGGGGCCTGCGGGGGCGTCCGGGGGGGCGCTGGAGCCTGTCGCCACCCAGACGGGGAACTACGATGCGGCGGCCGGCCAGTACGTCCCGGTGAGCACCGTCAGCGCCGCCGTCACGATCACGCTGCCCGCCACCCCGGCGGACCAGTCCGTCGCCGCAGTCTACATGGTCACCCAGGGCGGCGGTAACGCGGTCACTCTCGCGGCATCGGGCAGCGATAAGTTCGCGGTCTCCGGGGAGCCAGCGACGCTCCCCATCGCCGGCGTCAATGAGGGCTTCACGGTCCAGTACGACGCCAGCGCGGGACTGTGGTACGTCCTGTCCACCGCAGGCGGAGGCAGCGGGACCGTCACGTCCGTGGCCGTCGAGTCCGCCAACGGCCTGGCGGGCACGGTCGCGGATGCCACGACCACGCCGCAGATCACGCTGCGGACTAGCGTTACGGGGCTGCTGAAGGGCAACGGGACCGCGATCTCCGCGGCTACCGCGGGCACTGACTACCTGGCTCCTGCCGGGTCGGGCGCGGCGCTGACGGGCATCACGGTCGGCCAGGTCAGCGGAGCGGCCCCGCTGGCGTCCCCGGCGCTCACCGGCAGCCCGACCGCGCCGACCGGCACCCCCGGCGACAACTCCACCCAGATCGCCACCGACGCCTTCGTGACCGCAGCCGTGAACGCGGCAGTCCAGGGCCTGTCGATCAAGGCCAGCGTGCAGGAGGCCACCGCTGCCGCGCTCCCGGCGAACACTTACTCCAACGGGGCGTCCGGGGTCGGCGCAACGCTGACCGCAATCGCCGCGGGCGTCCTTACCGTTGACGGGATAGCGGTCGCCCTCGGTGACCGGGTGCTGGTGCAGAACGAGGTCGCGGCCTCGCATAACGGCATCTACCTGGTCTCAGCTCTGGGCACCGTCAGTGTCGCGTACATCCTGACCCGCACCACCGACATGAACACGGCCGCGGAGATTCCCGGTGCGTTCGCGTTCACCGAGCAGGGCACCGTCAACGCGGGCGCCGGGTTCGTGGTCGCGTCGGAGGGCCCGTTCACCGTCGGCACGACCAGCATCACCTGGACGCAGTTCTCCTCAGCCGGCGCGGGCCTGCCGCTGACCGGGGGCACCATGTCCGGCGCGATAGCGATGGGCAGCAACAAGGTCACCGGGCTGACGAACGGCAGCAGCGCGCAGGACGCCGCCGCGTTCGGGCAGCTTCCCTCCAGCGGCACCCCGCTGGCGCTCACGCAGGGCGGCACGGGGCTGTCCGCGGCGTCGGCCGGGGCGATCCTCACCGCGCTCGGCGCGCAGGTGTCGCAACTGTACGGGGCGCCGGCCGGGGCGACGGGCGAGACGGTCCCGCGCTCAGGGGTGACGGTGGCGACATCGTCCCTGACCACCAGCGGCACCATCTACATGACGGCGATCCTGCTCGCGCAGGGCATTCTCATCAACGACCTGACCTTCATCACCGGGACCGGCACCCTGAAGACGGGCGGCACGCACGGCTGGTACGTGCTGACGGACTCGGGCCTGGTGGTACGGGCTGCCAGCGCCGACCAGACGGACCCGGCGACAGTGTGGGGCACCGCCTCGACGCCCTACCCGCTGGCGATGAGCAACTCCTACACGACCACCTACACGGGCCTGTACTACGCCGGGGTCATGGTGGCCACGTCGGCCGGCAGCCAGCCGAACCTGGTCGCGGCGACATCAATCGCGGCGGGGCTCGGCATCGCGCCGGTCCTGTCCGGCCCGGCGACGGGCGCGCACGGCACCGGGCAGACCACGCCGCCCGCGACCAACGGCACGGTCACGCTCGGGGCTATCACCCCGGACGGCAGCCGCCGCTACTACGCCTACACGAGCTGACGGCGGCACTACCCGCGAGTCTCGCGCCGTGCCTGCGCGGCCAGCCGGGCGTAGGCGGCCGGGGACAGCCGGTAGGCGCCGTCGAGAGTGCCGCCCGCCAGCGCGGCGAGCCTGCGCCGGTACCGCCACCACGCGGCCAGTCGTCTCATCATCGCCTCACCATAACCGGGCAAGCGTGACCTGACCCCCTTTCCCTTCCCTCCCGCCGCCACGGCGGCGTACCCGATCTGCCCCTCACGGAGGTGCATGGCAGCCACAACGACCGCCGACCAGGAAATGACTTTCCTGTCATTTCCGATCACCAAGATGGAGGAGTCCGGCGAGGACCTCATCATCTGGGGCAAGGCCACGGACGGCACGCTGGACAGTGACCTGCAGATCGTGGACCCGGACTGGTCGGCGAAGGCGCTGCAGGAGTGGTTCGACACTGGCGGCAACGTCAGGATGTCCCATGACCCGAAGCGGCCGGTCGGCAAGGGCATCGATATCGACCTCACGGCGGACGGTCACTGGGTCAAGGCACTGATCCAGGACAAGGACGCCCAGGACAAGATCCGCAAGGGCGTCCTGAACGACTACAGCGTCGGCATCTGCAACCCCGACATCCGCGTCGGAGACCCCCGGTTCAATCACCTGGACCCTGCCGGGAAGGCCGTCCGGGGGGTCATCACGGGCCGCGAGGACGGGCTGAGCAAGTTCGGGGAGGTCAGCGTCGTTGACCGGGGAAGTAACTACGGAACCCGGTTCATGCTCGCCAAGGCAGCCGCCGACGGCACTCCCGAGCTCGTGGGCAAGATGGTCACCGGGGACGTGCTCACCAAGGACGCCGGGCCGGACCTCATCAAGGGCACCGTCTCCTTCTCCCCGTCCGACCTGGCGAAGCTCCTGATGCACCGGGAGGTCGCCGAGCAGCGGGAGGCGGAAGTCACCAAGGCAGCGGAGGCGGGAGCCGACGAGGCCGGGGGCGACAACGCGGAGGACGACGAGAAGGACGAGCCCGCCCAGCCGGACATGAAAGACGACAACCCCGCCGACGACGCGGACAAGGGCACTGAGCCGGATGCCGCAGAAGTGGCCGTGGCCGACGCCGTGAAGGCCGTTGAGGTTGCGGTCTGGAAGCGGGATGTCTCGGCTGCCGAGCGGAAGGAACTCGCAGGCAAGGGCCACGCCCTTGCTGACGGCTCTTACCCCATCGCCAACGCGGAGGATCTCAAGAACGCCGCCATCCTCGCCCGCTCCGGTCACGGGAACGTGAGCGCTGCCCGCGCCCTGATCGCCAAGCGCGCCGGGGAGCTGGGCGTCCCCAACCCGCTCAGCAAGGACGACGCGGAGAAGGCCGCGGCGCCGGATGCCCCTGCCACTGAGGCCGTCAAGGCAGCCAAGCCCAAGATGGCCTGCCCGGAGTGCGGCGCGAAGTCGAAGGCCAAGAACCCGTTCTGCTTCAAGTGCGGCAAGAAGATGACCCCGGGCAAGGACGGCGGCAAGGCAGACAAGGCAGTGTCCCCCTCTCCTGCTGACAACGCGGCCCCGGCTGAGGGCACCGAGCCCGTCTCCGCCCACCGTGAGCCGGACGGGGTGGCGATGGAGCAGCTCGAGGACGACGCGCACCTTGAGGGCGCCAACCCGGACCAGCATTCGGAGATGGCCGCCGAGGCCGCCGTTGCCCCGCCTGCAGCAGAGGCCGCCGAGCTGGGCAAGACCGCTGGCAGCGAAGCCGCATCGTGGCGGATCAGGGAAGCGGGCGCGTCATGGGGCGAAGGAATCCTGCACGACTTCCTGTGCCCCGCGTTCTCCCCGGACGCCACCGCGAAGTCCTACCCGGGCCAGACGCTGGCCATGGTCGCGGACCCCGCTGAGTGGCAGTCGAAGGCCCTGTCGGCGGCGATCGACGCGCCGCTGGCCGAGGCCGGGAAGGCGCAGCGCCGCTGGCAGGACGCCCTCACCCTCGCCGGGAGCGACGCCGAGACGGTCACGGGCCTGCGCTGGGAAGCACACAAGGCGTTCGCCGACGCCAACCCCGGGCCCGCCACGTACCCCACCCCGGGGGAGCTGCGCCCGCAGTCCTTCCGCCGCCCGGCCCTGTCCGGCAGCGACCAGGCGAGCACGACGGCAGCCAGCGGTAGCAGCCCGATGACGATCACCGCTGAGCACATCTCCGCGACGGACTTCACCCGCGGTCCCCTCACCGGGGGCCAGGAAGCCTCG